AGCATCAGCATCGGCTTTTTTGTTCAGGGCAGCTGTTGCTACACCTGTCCAGTTTTCCCCGTCCACAGATACCTGTAGGTCTCCGTCACTGCCTTTTCGTATCAAAACTATATCACTGCTCTGCACCAGATTGCCGTTTTCAAGCAGTTCGGCCATTTTCCCATTTGTCTGGGCCGTATAAGCTATAAGGTTTTGCAGTGCCGGAAACGCATCATCGCCGCTTGCATCACTCTGTGTCGCTGCATCCGGGGTAACAGTAAATGAAAATCTGTCAGTTGTCAGTTTTCTGCCAACCCCGTCATATACCTCCACAGTAGCCGTCACAATTCCCACATTAACAACAGCACTGGTATGCGGAACAATACTGATTTCACCCATTTCACGGTCAGTCACAGTCACTGTTTCTCCGCCCACAGAATCCACCACAACAGTGTCATTTCCGCGTTTATATGTAACAGTGACAATATCTGTATCTGTCAGCTGAAACGGCGTTATTCCGTCTTTCAGGCGTATTACAAATAGGTTGGCAGTATCGTTCTGCACGATATTACCGATTACCTTGTTTTCTTCACCCTTCAGCTGCAGACTGAATTCAAATTTTTTCATTTGCTTCTCCTAAATAAAAAGGCGGAGTTTACACCCCGCCTAATTCTTAATTCAGCTCGTCTCTTTTGCTTTCGTAATCCGCAACAAGACCATTCACCATAATCATAGTTTCTTCGTCCTGCTGTACAGAATTCTCAATAGCCTGTGCAAATTTTTTCTTTACTTTTACAGGCTTGCCGCGCTGAATCTGTATACCTACACCATTTACAGCCACAAACAGGTCGCTTTCACCTTTTTTCAATGGCAGTCTGATTTCTACCTCTTCTTCGCCGTCATCAGGTTCTGCCGGTGCCTGTGCACCCTGTGGTACTACTTTTTTCTGTGCCCGACTGATAATTTCTTCAGCCTTTGCCACAGCATTGTTCACAATTTCTTCTGCAGACATCTGTGCCTTTTCCAGAATTTCTTCAACCATGGCATTTACATCCACAGCATCATTTTTCTGTCCCTGCTCTGGTGTATCAATCACTTTTTCGGCAGTATTATTTGGTTTTCCAGCCATATTTTCAATCTCCTTTATGTATTTCAAGGCGGTGAATGACAGCTACACCGCCTTGGGTTTTAGTTTGCGCCGGAGTCAAATGTAGAGCATGTTTCAATACGAACCATATATGGCTCTACCAGTCTCACAGCTGTTTTTACAGCTTTCCAACCTACAGTTGCACGCTGGTTTAGTGGGTCAGCTGTACCGCCGCTGCCCAGCTGTTTTACAATATGCTGCAGGCCGCCACCTTCAACCTTTGTTGTGCCGTAGGCGTTGTCACCGACAACCATTGTGGAATATACATCCTTGCCGTCTGCACCGGCACCGGCAAAGATTTTCGCCTCTGTTGTAGAAACAAATCTTACGCCGGCAATCTTGCCGATTTCACCTTCAAACAGCTGTGTGGAGCCTGCATACAGTGCTGCATTAATCCACTCTTCATCGTTCTTGATATCAAACTCTGTATCCGGATGGATAATCGCAATATAGTCATTGCCTTCCACAGGTTCAGCGTTCTGTGTTTTCAGGAATCGTACAGCTCTCTTGATTGCCATTACAGTCAGTTTATGGTCTGCTGTCAGCGCACTGCGGCTTGACACCTGACCTTCCGCATACTGTACATTTGTACCGCCGTTCATTACCTCACGGGTAACTGTGTCCAGTGTTCTGCCGGACTGGCTGCCCAGCAGTTTTGTTGCCTGCACCAGGTTGTTGTCAATAGCTGTCAGAATCAGCATATCAGACAGTGTGATATAATCGCCGAACTGGTCTACAGTTGCTGTGATTTTTGTTACATTCATTTTTCTGCCGTCAGGTGTAACGCCTTCCACCAGTGGAGTTGTTGCCTTTGGCAGACTGTCATATTTTCTGAATTCGATTGTTTTACCGCCATTCTTTGGAATGTCGGCCTTCTGTGCAAACTGGTCATGTACCAGCTTTGGCTCCGCCATATCAATCAGATACTGGGAGTAGTATGTCTTCATTTCCGGAGAAAGGTCCTGGCCTTCTCCTGTCTGAACAGTTGTGTTTGTGTTCAGATTACCTGCAAACAGCTGCAGGTTCATTTTAAAAAGTTTTTCCATAGTGTCCTCTCTGTTGGCGAAAGGCAAACTATTTCAGTGTGATTGTTTCGCCTCTCGCAGCTCTGCGGGCAAGTTCCCGCCTCTGTTCCTTTGTCATCTCGGCAGGGTTTATTTTCCCTGTCACAATACCGGTTTGAGCAGATGCACCATTTTCAGCCGGTCTCAATCCGTTGGCACGCACACTGGCTGCCACAGCCTGCTGTGCAGCCGCCGCTGCACCCCGCTTGATATCATCCATATGCAGAACTTCATAGGCAAGCTTTACCGGAATACCTCTCTGCAACAAAGCCACAAACTCCGGATTTTCGCTCTCTGTTGTCAGATTAAAGTCAGGGTATTCCTCTTTCAGCTCATCAGCTTCAGCCAGCCACTGATTATATGTAGCCCGTGCCCGTCTTTCTCTCTGCCGGTCCGCCATCATTCTGCGGAAGTTAGCATTTTCCGATTCCAGCTTCTGCTGTGTCATGTACTGCTCTACAGTCATACCCTTACTGTCGGCAACAGCTTCCCAGATTGCGTTGTCGCTCTGTACAGCCTGCATAAGCGCCGCTATATCAGATGTTCCGTATCTGGTATTCAGCATATCAATCAGAGGAGAAACATCACTGCGGTACTTTTCCAGCTGTTTCGTTTCGCGGAAACGGCTGTCAATCATACGCTGTGTCTCTTTGGTGTACAAATCTTTGTACTCACCTCTGATAAGCTCTCTGAACTTTGCTGCCCTGTCCTGTGGGTCTGCTGTGTTCTGTCCGTCTTTGGTGCGGACCTGCTGGCCTGTGGCCGTATTACCTGTCAGGTTGCCTGCGCCTGCATTATTCCGGTTTCCCTCGGCTCCTGCACCTGTACCGCCGGCAGAGCCACCGCTCCCCTCGCTGAACAGCTGCAGATTAAGTTTAAGTTTTGTCATACTCATGCCCTTTCGCAAGTGTCAATAGGTTTTCTCTATGCTTAAATTGTATCATCTGCGCCCGCTTTCTTTTTCCCGTCCTTTTCCCGTTCTTTTCCCACAGCAAAAAGCAGGGCGGAAAACACCCTGCTTTTTTTATTTCACTGCATCCAGTATCAGCTCACCGTATTCATCAGCCTGAATTCCGTCATACACATATACTCTGGGTTCTGCTGTGCCAGCAGTCTTAATCCCTTGGCAATCACATTCAGCACCACTCTTTCACTGGAGTCTTCTGCACAGATGCATTGCAGCGCTACATTTCCCTCTTTTACACATCCCTGTAATTTTTCAGGGCCTATATTTTCAATCAGTGTGTACACCAGCACACTGGCGGCACTGCACACTATATCCTTTCCGGGCTCCGCATAGCTCGCATGGCCTGTCATAACCAGTGTGAACTGCTTTTCATTCTCTCCCAGCGCTGCTACAATCATCCTTCTACCCTCCGTTGCGCTCTTTTTGCCATCTGCTGTGCATAGGTTGTATTTGCATTGGCCACAGCCCCTGCTATTCCGTTATCCCGTGGAATACTGCTGCCTTCCTCTGTCCGGGCCTGTTTTTCCGACAAAGGCTGCTGTAGCATCTGTACATCGTTCTGCGCCGCTGCCTGCATCTGCATGGCCATAAACTGCTGCTGCATAAAAATCTGGTAGTTCTGCTGTATCTGTTCTTTTACTTTGTCCTTGCCTTCAAACTCCATCAGTTCTATTGCCGCCAGCGCCTGCGGTGCCATCTGCGGATTAAAGAATCCTCTTGCAAACAGTTCCTTTGCCAGTTCGTTCTGTGTCAGAGTAGAAAACGGGGATTTTCTCTGTGCCGATACCTTGATATCAAATATAGGCTTGCGGCTTCCCGTCATGCCTCCCGGCAGCTTCATTTGCTGCATTTTAATCTTCCGGTTACTGTACTGTACAAATCTGTATACGCCGTTTACACCCTCTATACGGAAGTTTCTGCTCACATCATAAAACTGTCTTATCAGCTCTATAACAAGTTCAATCATCTTTGAATACGAACGGTAACTTGCATTTATAAAATCTCGGCTCAGTTTATTGCCTGCTTCCTGCAGGGCAGAAATTGCCGCTGCCGCTGTCACACCTCCGCTGGACGACCCCTGGTTCACATCCCTGTTGCCGCTGGTTTCCTTCAGTTCATCCACCTTGTACTGCACATACCCCAATATCTGCAGGTCTATCTGGTTATTTTCTATTTTTTTCACATACTGGTCGATGTCATTGCCGTTTACAGTTACAATTTCCTTTGAAAGGTCCGCAAACTCCTCTATATTTACTGTCCCGTCGCCTCGGGCAAAATATCTGGTCTTCGCGTTTCTCATGGTGTTTTCCAGCACCAGCTGGTCCATTTTATCAATATACATCTGCGGACTTCTCATTATATCCACATAGCCAAAACCTGTCGGCGTTCCCTCTTCCGGATACAGAACATCAAACACCACCGGATACAACCCGTGGTCATACCAGCCTTTTTCAGCCATTGACGGCTCATCAGGATGCTGTCTGTTAAAATCATTTTCTGTGGCATATACCAGCTCATCACCCACTATTTTGGCAAAATGCAGCACTGTTTTTGTACCCACAGTCTTTTTATAGTACCAGTCCACTATCAGTGTCTTGTCTGATGTATCCACTTCATCATCCAGTACATATTTGGCAATTTCCACTGCCTTGCCTTTGTCCTTGCCTTTCAGTTGCGGCCACCGCTGCTGTGCCACATCGTTGTCCACCAGTTTTACTATAAACAGGTTTTTGGACTCCTGAATATCGCTTATTCCGTGTTCCCAGAAAACATTCAGCACATCCAGCTTTTTCAGTTCAATGTCTCCCAGTCCGTTTTCAGCCTTGCTGTTCCAGAAAACTCCTGTTATTGATACACCGTTTTTCAGCTTGTACCAGGCAGCACTGCTGTATGTATCTTCAAAATGATTTCTTTCCAGTATTACCGGCACCACTTCACTCAATGTCTGTGCATCGCTCTGGTCCATCGGTTCTCTCGGCAGAATAGCCGGCACAGGTATGTTATCCATAACATCAGCATGTTTGTTGGCTATGCTGTTAAACAGCCATGCACTTGCAGGCTCCGGTCTCTGCTCATCCTTTTTACTGCCCTGGCTGTACCTGTTTCTCATTTCATTCCAGTGGCGGCTCTTATACCACTGCTCATTGGATACAATGCGTGCCTCCAGACTCGCCTTATCATCCTTGTATTTCTGCAAAGTGGCCAGTGCCTTTGCAACCTCTTCTTTACCTATAGGCAGCTTGCTTTCTTCCTCCTGCGCTGCTTTTCTTATATCCACAGCAGACTGCTCTATACCTTTTACTACTGGTAAAACAGCAGGAATCAGCTTGTCTGTCATAAAAGCCTTATTGTCCATCAAACTCATTTTATCCCCCTAAATAAAATAATATCGTTTGCTCCCTTCCCTCTGGTTCAGAGGGTCTTCGCCTAAATCTATCTTTTTCAGTATATTTTCCCTTGGTGGCAGTGGATTTTCCATGCACACATATCTGCATTCATCATATATATGGTCCTCTGTCTTGGTGTTTATATCCTCCACATCCGTTTCGTCATACACCAGCGTCGGTATTGTTCTTATAAAGTGCCTGCAGGTGCTGAATATATACAGCATCGGTCTTTCCTCTTCGTCAAAAGCCAATCTGTAATGCATCTGCATTTTGCCTGCAATCCTCGTATGGTCCCCTTTGTCAAAGAATACACCTTCCTTGGCCATCATATCAGCAATGCTTTCACCGCCGTTTTCTGCAAATATGGCCGGATCCGCTATGCCGTTTACCCTTCTGCCCTTTATATTCTCGTCGGTGGTTTCAATCTCCCTGATTTTCTTTGCCACCTCCTGTGCAGTCCACTTTACGCCTACATCCGGCGCACCTGTACAGCCGTACAGTTCCCTTATTCGGTACATTCTGCCGGCATAGTCTATCCGGTACCACCCCACGCTGAAAGGCTTGGAATAGCCCCAGTCAAAGCCTCTGTATATCTTCCAGCCCGCCGGTATTCTGAAGGGAGAAATAACGTGTGTTCTCCTCCTGTCCTCATAGTGCGCAGAATCATTTATCCATTCCACAAATACCTGCCCGGAGAAAGAGTTCCAGTCTCCGTACAGCAGGGCATTTCTTTCAGCCTCCGGCATTATAGCCAGTCTTGCTATATACTGCGGGTCATTTTCAAGCAGTTTCGGATTGTCAAATACCGTTGAAGGTATAAATATCCTGCTTGTTTTTATCTTGATTTTAGTGCCGTCAGGCTTTGTTACTTCCTCTTTTGCATATATGGTGGTATTAGGCACTGCCCGGGAAACAAACCTTTCTTTTACCCAGCCATGGCCCACACCGCCCGGGTTGGCAGTTGCTCTCATATACACCCTTGTTCCCGGTCCTGTAGGTCTGTTTCTGGAACGCAGATATTCATACTGCGTCATTGTAAACTGTGTCAACTCGTCAAACCCCACAAAATCATATGGTTTGCCCTGATAGTTGTACTTATCCTTTTCGTGCAGCATATATCCGAAAAATATCTTTGCTCTGCTTGGGAACAGCCACACCTTTTTGCTTTCGTTGTACCTTGCCTTTGGATATGCCGCCTTGTACAGTTCCATGCTTCGGCTTATCAGTGCTTCCAGCTGCGGATATGTCTGTCGGAATACAATCCCACGGTAGTTCGGGATATCCACCTGTCTTAATGCTTCAGCCAGCATGGCATCGCTTTTGCCGCCGCCTGCAGCACCGCCGTACAGCGCCTCATCCTCCCAGCGCTCCATAAATGCCCTTTGTCGGGGCTGTGGTGTCCATATAACTTTACTCATCTGCTTCACCTTCAGCTGTCATTTCCCGGTCGCCTTCATCCTCTGGAGGTTTCAGAACCGCTGCTATTTCAATTACACCGCTTTCTCCTTCTTCCTCATCACCATTTGTCACAACAAGAATATCCTTGATGTTTTTCATCGTGCTGCTTATTTCCTGCAGGCCTTTGCGGTCTATTACTCTGCTGTTTACCTCTTTTATCTTCTGTCTTCGTGTGGTGGTTTTCTTATCGCCTTTCTTCAGTTTTTCTTTTTTCACCGTGCTGGTTGTCTCCGTCAGCACATATTTATCCAGCTGTTCCATAGCCAGTTCCACCTTGTCAATCAGTTTGTCTGTCAGCCTGCTCAGACGCTCAATCTGGGTAAGCCGCTTTTCCACCTGTGCATCCTTGGACTTCTGCCGCATTTTTGCAGCAGTTTTGTTCTGCTGTACTGCTCGCTTGCCCACCCAGTCCTCTTTTTTCGCCTTCTTGGATAAAGTGCTTAAAGACAAATTATACTTATTAGCCAGCTCCCTCTGGGAGATGCCGCTGCAGATATATTCATTTCGTATTTTTACCCAGTCAATACTTCCCATAGGCACCCCCTTTTCGTATACCCCGGAAAATCATTTTATTTTGATGGTAAATTTGTCGCCGAAAGGCATTATTGCCACTTCTGTTCCCACAGCCGCTGCCAGGTCAGTTTTTTTTATCTCAACTTCTTCTCTTCCCAGCATATTCAGCAGAACAATTATCATCAGTTCCCGCCGCTGCCCCTTGGCTTTTTCACCTTCCGCCAATCCTTCTGCCACCAGCCTTTTTTCCGTTTCTCTTTTCACTCTGAACTCCAGCTCAGCATAGGACATTTTTATTTCCTGTTTTTTCTTTTCCATTCCGCCCTCTCCTTTTCTTTGATTTTACCATTTTACTGTGCCGCTTTTTTCCCGACTTTTTCCCACTATATCTCTGCATACAGCTTTTCTGCATTTTCCACAGCTTTTTTCAACAGACGGTATATTGTGGTTTTGCTCATGCTCATATCTTCCCCTGCTTCCTGATACCAGCTGTTTCCGCCTTCCATATATCTGCGCAATATTTCCCTTTCGGTTTCAGGCAGGCTTTCCAGTATAGCCTCTGTTTTTTCCTTTACAGCAATATGCTCTTTCAGTTTTTCCTGCTGTACGTCGTTAAGCACTCTCATCTTTTCGTACACGTGTATATAAATACACCGCTCTTTGTATCTGTCTTTGATTTCGTCAAACTTTTTCATTTTCTTACTCCTAAAAAAGCAGAGTTCAGCTTAACAGCCGCCCCCTGCTCTGTACTCTGTATCTCTGATTTACACAATATTTCTTTATCGTGCTTTACCTTCCTTGAAAAATCCCAGCAGCCTGTCCTCTGCTTCCTCTCTTGTCAGGAACACCCTGTCTCCCCAGCCTGCTGTAACCCTTTCCAGATTGCTGTAGGTCAGCTTTGTCCTCTTTATCCAGTGGTGATACGGCAGGTCCACTCTGCTGCGATAGGAAACTATCATAAATATTTCTGTTCCCATCGGGCAGGGCAGGGTTATGTACAGCTCCGGATGCTCTGCAATCATATCTCTCTGCAGTCTTACATCCAGCCTTTCCGCCAGTTCTTTAACCAGCCAGGTCTGGCACTCCGTTTTATCATTCAGAGGGCATCCGTTGCACTCTTCAATGCTCACAGCCGCCACACATTTCTTTGCAATGTCCAAAAGTTCTTTTGTGGATATAAGCTCTTTCTTCATTATCTTTTCCTCCCCGCGCAGGGGATGGCCTTCCGGACATCCCGCTCTGCAACCTTCTTCTCTTCAATTATTCTTGCGGTGCGCCGCTGCTTTATCCGTATTGCATCGTTCACCATTTCATCCGGAATGTTGTACATCTTTTTCAGCAATTCCACACACACCAGCACATCTGCAATCTCAAGCACAAGTGCAGTTTTGTTTCCCTGGCCGCGCAGCTGCTTTGTTATTTCCTTCTGCAGTTCAGAGCATTCCTCTATGCATACTATGCTTTCCTGCTCCATACCGTAATGCAGTATGGCGCCTTCTATAATACTTTTGTCCACCTTATGCATATCTTCCCTCCTGTCTGTAATTCGGCATCACCAGCAGAATATCTGTCCAGTGGAAACACTCTTTATACAGTGCCTTGCCGGCATTATTATAAAACTGCACCACGCAGAATCGCTGGTGTTCCGGTATATGTGTTATCACACCTATGCTCAGTGTCAGCCCGCCTGTGTCCGCTGCCCTTGTTGATTTCGGGTTGATATCCCTGCGGACCTTTACCCACATCCCCGGTTTTATGTCTTCGATTCTTATTTTCTCCATTCTGTATTCCTCCGTACCCGGTACGCTTTTGTTACTACATCAATGGCTCGCCCTATGTCCTTTACGCCCCAGCCGTTGTAGGCGCATATCTCCAGCAGATGCCCCTCTGACTGGGCTGTGATTACACAGTTGTGGCGGCGCAGATTGCTTTTATACTGTTTTTTCTTTGTCTTCTGTCCGGTCTTTTTCAATTTTCAAACCTCTGATTTTTACTTTTTCTTCCAGTGACCTGTCCTGTCTGTTCTGACGGCTTCGGTCCTTTCCCTGCTTTGCGTGCAGGGACAACGCTCTCTTTTTGCGGCGCCAGGCACCGCCCATTTTTCTTTTTGCAGATTTCATTGTGCAACACCTCACAATCCCAGCAGAACCGCTGCCAATATAAACAGCACCAACGCTGCCCCGATTATTGTTTTCATTTATCTGCACCACCGTTCAGTTTGAATAACTGCTCTATGTTCTTTGCCGCTTTCAGTGCATATATAGCTATATTCAAAGCCTGTGCTATTTCAGTGCGTATCTGCTTGCTTTCAGGCTCGTTTTTCTTTATAAGGTAATCCCTTTCAAGTTTTACAAGCCGTATTGCTCTATCAATTGTCATTGTCTGCACCTGCCTTTACACAGCACCACATAACAAATGTCATAACTAAACCTATAACTATAAATATTGCTTTAGCCATTGTCTACCTCGCTTTCAAGCCAATTTATAAATTTTTCCGCACATTCAACACACAAATCAATCCTTTCTCCAGGATTGCTGCGTGTTGCTCCTACACCATACCATTGTATGCGTGCTGAAAAATCTCTTGTTATATATGCGGCTGAACTCGGTATATCTTTACCGCATCTATTACAACACACCTGATGTTTAACCATTGTCTGCGCCTACCATTTCTTTTACAAGGTTGTCTATATCATCTGTCGTGACATACTTGAAATAATATTCTTCGTCTTCATATACATCTGCTTTTTCTTTCAGCCTTTCGGAAAATTCTTTGATTGCTTCAGCTCGTATGTAATTTTCTGAAAGCATCATAAATCTTTTTGTTTCTGTTAAATCTTTTTCTTTCAGCCTTTCAATCTCTGTAAACCGGAGGTTTATTTCTTCTTCCTGTTCTTTGATGAAACCAATCGCAGTATCAATCGCCACTCTGTGGCTATCTGATGTAGCGAAATAACTCGCATTTCCCAACATGTGAGCTATGGTTTTGATAGAATATACCTCTCTTACTTTCATACCCCACCTCAATACTTATAAGCCTCAAACTCTATTCCCGCATCTTTCATACGGGCTTCCAGAGAGATAATATACCAGGACATTGCTTCCTTCTGCTTTCTCAGATGGAATCTGTCGCTTTCGGATTTAAATTTTCTTTCCCCGCGGTCTGCCGCAATAAGAAACTCCGTCAGTTTTCTGTATCTGATGCACACCTGCATCCATTCAGCCAGCAGTCTGTCCCTCCAGTCATCGGACAGCATAGGTTGTACTGTATCTTTCAGTTCCATAGGTTACTCCTCACTTTCTATTTTGCTTCTGAACAGCCGCTGCAGGGCATTGTTGTATTTTGCACCTGTTTCCGGGCTTGTCCGTGAAATTGCTTCTATCAGGCTCTCAAGCTCTGCCAGTGTTTCCTGCACTGATGAAAACAGGATGGAAAACTTCACAGTGTCTTTGTTGTCATTAAGGGCCAGCTGTTTTTCCAGTGCAGCTGCCTTTTCTTTCTGCTCATTAAGCTGTTGCAGAATATATTTGTTGTCTTCCTCAAATTCTGCCACCAGCTTATCTCTGGCTTCTTTTACAGCCTGCTCTGCGGCGGCCTGCTTTTCTTTTTCAAAACCGGCACGTTCTTTTTCCAGCTTCTTGCCGGCCTTCTCTTTTTCCTTTTTCACGGCATCAGACAGCCGGCGTTCATATTCGCCGTTCAGTTCTTTAATCTGCCGCAGGTGCTCTGTTTCAGCCTCTGCCTTTGCCTCTGCACGTATTTTCTCTGCCAGCTCACTGTCTATGCTGGCTGTTTCCACCGGCGCAAACATCACCTGGTCCTTGTCCTCCAGCTCCTCGTTAAGCTGTTTTACTTTTTCCAGCAGTGCATCACGTTCCGCTGCTATCTCCTCTTTGTCTTTACTGGCCCGCTGAAAAAAAGATACTTGTTCTGAAAGTCCGTTTTTCTCTTCAATCAGCTTTTCCAGTTCTGACACAGAGATATTTGCCAGGTCATTTTCTTCCAGAAATTCATCACGGTGTATGGCTGATACCTTTGTCAGCAGCTGCAACTTGGTAATGCCGATATTGGCATTTTCTTCCATCAGACGTGCACCCAGGTCTTCGTAAGTCTGTATATAATACTGCCGCTGGCGGTAGTGAAGTTTATGTGCCTTCTCCACATAATCTTCAAATTTGTCAAAGCCGATGTGTATGTACAGTTTGCCGTCTTTCATAGCTTTCAGCTGACGGCAGAAATCCACCATGGCACTGGCAGCCGCTGCCAGTGATGATTTTATTTCATAGTGCAGGGCCATTGCCTGCCGACTTTCCGGTGTATTGTCCGGCCTTAAAATTATTTCCTGTGACATATTGTCCTCCTTTTAACTTGCAGTTGACTGCAAAACTGATTTTTTATTGATAAATTCCATCTTCTTCACATCAAAAGGCTGGAAAATGTTGTGCAGCCAGTATTCCACAAAGTCTTTTACTTCCTGTGGTATCTTCTGCCCGTCCAGTTCATTGTGGTAGCCGTGCAGCTGCAGTTTCGCTCCTGTCTGCAGATTCACCTGCAGTGTATACCACGGTGTATCCGGCCACATACTGTGACGGACAAAGAAAATGCTTCTTCCTTTGCAGTGGTCTTCACCATATCCGCCTACACAGTGCTTCAGCTGTTTGCCTTCGTGCACCAGTTCCTGGCCGCTGCCGGCTATGGTTATGCATATATCCCCCCGGGTGTAATCCAGGCAGGACAGCTTTTCTTTCATCTGCCGGAACATCTTGTCAAACCTCTTTATGTCTTTCAGATTCCGTGCCGCTGCAGTTGCTCTGTCGTGTGCCTCCAGCAGATTTTTCGGAAATTCAATCACCGGGTTATCAAAGTCATAGCCCAGCCTTATTGCCGCTGCCCAGTAGTCCTCAAGAAATTTGAACTGTCTTTTCTGCTTATAAAGGTATCGCAGTATTTTCAGCGGCGGGCTGTACATACCCTCAAACAGTGCCTCAAGAGAATATCTGCCCTGAAAGCTGACTATCTCTATATTTTCCTCTGTCAGCTGTATTCCTGCCTGCTGTGCCATCTTCATTAGCCTTATTTCCTGCATACCCCACTTGTGTTTCCGGGCCAGCTTTGCAAAACTGCGGTCTATACCCAGTATTTTGTACGGGCTTTTCTCTTTCCATCTGGCGGATATAAAGGGGATTTCCCTGTATTTGCCGCTGCACCTGTCTATTTCCTTTGCCACCAGTTCTCCCAGTCCTATCTGGAACAGTGTCTCCACCTTGTTCTGGCTCTGATAGAAACGCAGATATTCCACCGGCCTTTTCACCTGCTCTGTATGCATATATTCTTTCAGGCGGCTGTTTTCCATTGTGGTATTCTCCGTTTTCGGTGAATTGTAGTAAAAATCCGCTTTGTCCACAGCATCACAGCGTGACAGCTGTCTCCACTCATTGCGGAACACTATTCCGCCGGACATATTTTTGTACCAGCCCTTCAGCTTGGTGCATTTTCTTTTTTCAAAGATATATGCCCGCCATTCCTTGATTTCAAATCTTACAGTGCCGTTTTTGAAAAACTGCTTTATCACACAGTATTCTGTAATGGTAAAATTGCCGTTTATATTGCCGAACACCGCTATAAACTCCATGGGATTGTAGCAGCTGTAGGGGTCTATCCTTGAAACGTGTGTCAGCACCACCTCTGTTCCGCAGTGGGGGCACATCCACACATCCCCGTCATACAGTCTGTGATATTTATCGTGTATAATGCCGTTGCCGCTGTAGCCTATATGGCAGCCTCTTTCTGCTTTCGGTATCCACTCCTCATACCACAGTGCGCCGCAGTCTGTGCAGATACACTCTGCCTTTCTCTCATTCTTTTCTGTTTCAGGGTTAAAATGGTACCCACAGCCGAATATAACCTTTTCTGTGTTCTTAAAACCGCCTTTCCGGTGCAGTTTCATTACCAGGTCTGCCGGCGGTGGCGGCATCAGCTTTGTGTAGTCCACATTTGCCATACCCTCACCCCCTTACAGAAAATCAGTCAGGTTAATTGTTTTGTTTTTCTGTTTTGGCTGCTGGGTTTTTTCTCCGTTTTCCGGCAGGCCGAAATACTTTCGGATTATCCCGTCTGCAATATCCGGCGGACAGCAGGCTCTGTTGCCTGTTTTGTGAGCTTTGGCCCATTTGTAAATTTCTGCTTCGCATTTGTGTACGGTGTGGCCTCCTTTCAGATCTTCCAGCACTACAGCCGCTACCTGTTCGTTCTGGCCCACAATATCCATCAGCTGGCGCCCTACCATCCTGACCGGGGAAAATTCATCCTCCTTTTCCACCTGTTTGGCAATTGTGTTTGAAAGTTCGATAAGTATGCTCATTTTTTCCTCCTGTATTAAATGGACGCAAGTCCTTTTTTACCGTGTGTAGCATTCATTATGCTGCGGTCAATATGATCATTGACTGCTACATTCTGCCTGTTTTCCTCTATCATCCTGTCACGGATGCGGCGGTAAGCAGCATATTTTTCACACTGCCCGTGGCATTTATAATGTCGCTCTTCGCATTGATAGCAAGGTGCATTCATATTTTCACCACCTTTACGTAGGGGGCGGCGTCCCCGACGCCCCGTCAATTCTTTTCAGCCTTGCATACAGGTAATACCCCTTTGTATACGGTGTCTGTCTGATGTCTATGTCATTGAACTGGCAGTCCGGGAACAGCTTTAAAAGCTCCATTTTTGCCGCCCGTTTATCTTCTGCCAGTTTTTTAACAAACCGCCTTGTCAGGCGCCTGCCTTTCAGTGTTTTGGTCTTTGTTTCCTTTGGTTTTCTTAAGTTCTTTGAACAGACATATTTTTTCTTGTTTTTCTTGCTTTCTTTGCTGGTGTACATAGCGGCACCGGTAAAGCCAAAGTCGTCTGCCTGCAGTCGTCTTGCCTGTGTTCTGCCGTACTTATGTATGCGGTAAGCAGGATTTTTTCTTTTTCTTGCTCGCTCTGATGCAGAGCACCACATTTCCTCCAAAGTATCTCGGTCGGATATATTTATAAACAGATGGTGATGACACCTGCCCTCTCCGTACTCAATGGAATATGCATATTTCACATCCCTATCTTTCCATTTTCTTTTTACTGCAATAATATAATTTTTGATATTTTTTACAGCAGTTTCGTAATCAGCCGGAAGCGAAAATATATCGTATGTAAGAGACATCCACGTATCTTTTTCGGTAAAATTCTCATTTATCAGTCTCACAAAATTCAGCTGACTGTTCCTCTGGTTCAGTTTCTCCTGCCGCCGTTTTGACGGTTTCTTTGCCTTTCCTTTATTTTTGCTCTTGGTGTCCCACACCTCATACAGCTGCACCTCAATCTGACTGCCGGACTGTATGGTCTTGGCATGATACTGTTTTCTATATTCTATCTGCTGATTTTCTTCCAGCAGATAAAGCAGGCTGTCTCGCTCCCTTTCATATAACTGCTCATAGCTCAAAGTCATACGGTCTCCTCGCTAAAATAAATATTTATATATTTAAGGTTTGTTTGATTTGTTAATACCCATTACAAGGACCTTATTCCGCCTTTTTCGGCGGAATTTTCACGCGTAGGGGACGATGCCCACATCGTCCCGCCTACTACAAAGCCGTCAGAGATTTTACCCTCTGGCGGCTGTTTTCTGTTTAATTTTCTGTTTCCTGCTCCGCAGGTTCCGGCTTTACATTCCTGCGAATTGTCATTACAATGGCTTCCAGCTCGCAGGTGGCCGGGTGGCGTACTCTCACATAGGTGCCGCCGTTGTATTCAAAATCGTACTTTTTGAACATCTTGTGATGCTTTTCATCTATCCAGCACTCCCGTGTATCGCCTTTCATTTTCACAGCAGTGTAGCCTGTCTCTTTAAGACGGATTTTTGTAGGCTCAATATTCTCCCACATACCCTCGTCTTTGAAATATACTGAAAAACCGCCCTGCACCAGCCTGTTCAGGTCAATCATGCATTCACTGCGCGGTACTCTTTTTGCCATTACCCCGTTTGTGAAATACACATTGTCTTCGTCAATGTCATATCTCCACATAGCCTGGTTCAGGATTATTCCTGCCTGTATTTTCAGATTCATAGTTTACCTCCGTTATGTATAATTTTTCCCGAACTCAAGAACAAACTGTTCTACTGTCCATCCCTGTTCGGCCATTATTTTCCTCTGAAACTCTTCTTTCAGAGTGTCAGATACAAACCTGTTTCTGTGTACCGCATTTGGTCCGTTTCGATGGCATCTGTCACCGCACAGGTCCACTACAGCACCGTATCTTTCGCTTTTGCTGCGGTATGCACCGCCAAAAACGTGATGCCTTTCCAGCGGGTCTCCGTTTCCGTTTCTGCCGCACCGGTGGCACCTGCGGCTTCTGTTTGCCGCCCTGCTTTTCTTTGACATATCTTAATCCTCTATACTGTCAAAAAAGCTGTATTCAGCCTCTGCATCGTGCTGGCTGACAGCCTTTTTCTTTCTTTTTGCCTTTTCTGCCTGCCGCAGTTCTTCTGCCTTTTTCTTTCTGTTCAGCTTTATGCTGCAGGCGTGCCCCTGTGGTGTAGTTATGGAATATCCGCATTTCCAGCAGCAGTGCCAGCAAATTACAGGTGACAGCTTTTTCTTCACTTTTTTAAAGCCCTCTTTCACCGTCACAGTTTTGTTTTCTCGCAGAGGGCAGGTTGTTGTCACTGCCATCAGTTCCCCGCATTTGCCGCATATCTGCCGCTTTCGCCCCAGCCTGGTATCCATATCCAGGCTGTTGAAATCCACCTTTGCCATACTTACCTCACATATAATCCGCGTTTCTTTCCACGCCTTTCAGCAGGGCTAGCAGAGGTGTTTTGCCGCCTTTGTTCTGCTGTACACCGTACCATTTCCGGCCTGCAGGCACATCCGCTGTGGCTGTAAATTCACCCACTATGCGGAACTGGCCGCCGTAGTCCTTCTCCAGTTCTGCAGCTGCCCGCAGCTCCTTTTCATCCCATGCCGGGATGGCATATATAAAGTTTTTGTAGCCGTATACTATGTATTTCATACTATCTCCTTTCAGAGCCTCCCTTGTGTAAAGGGAGGTGGCACGGCAAAGCCGTGACGGAGGGATTGTTTCTGCTCCCAGAGAGATACCCGTACAAAATCGAAATTTAAAGACAGTTCGTTATCTCCGTTACCTGATAATGAAGATTGACTTGTGCTGTGCACTGCGCGGCCGTGCACATAAACAGCCGCACCGGCCAGGTCAGGGCCGTTATCCGGGTACCTCTCTGAGAGCAGATTGCCTGCTCCTGTCTGCCTGTGATCTTAAAAAGTGACTTAACTGCTTTCCCGGCAGTTTTGTGAATATAACAATTAAAGATAAGGAGAATACTCCCTCATGGCATTTGCAGCGTTGCGGTGCTGCCCCCCGTCAATGGTTGTTCACAGGCAGACAGGAAAAGGCAAGTGCCTTTATCCTGCTTTATATGAGAGAAATTTATGGAACATCTATTCTTTGTCCTGGGTGATAAATATAACCCGGATTATAATCGCCGCCATTCCGCAGGCAACACCGCCATAAAAAGCTGCGAAAAAAGTCACTGCCTCCATCACTGCTGTTCCTCGGCATCCACACTGCAAGGCTTTGTCATCTGCACCAGTGTGTCCCACAGGTGCCACAGTATAAGGCCATACAGCGGCACCAGCCGTTCACCGCCCACTGCCCTGTAGCCTCTTTCCAGATACGCCAGCTTAAAGCAGGCAGGTGTGATGGCTATAAAGAAAACCATCAAAGCGATTAATACTATGTATTTCTTTTTCATTTTTACTCCTCCGGTCCCCTCACATTACCTCAACGTAGGGGCGGATACCATCCGCCCGCCACCTTAAGGCTAAATATAATGAGGTGTAATGATTCAGGTTTTCACCCCGTATCGGCGGCGGTAAATATACCGGTATGAGTCACCGCTGCGCGTCTCACAGACACACCCGCGCAGAAAACCCGCCGCCCATACAGAGCGACAACGCTCTGTAGTTATGTAAGGAATTTATACTTTCTGCAGCATTTTTACTTTTGCCTGCAGCTTTTTTATATCCCAGCCGTATATTTCAAACAAATCTTCCACCGGGACAATTTTTCTCTGTGGTCCGTTATAAACAGGTTTTCCCTGGTTCCGTGCCCACTGGTGTGCATACCTCACCACCTTGCATGCTGTACTGTCACACACCTGAAAAATCTCTTTTATATCAGACGAAGTCACAGCCATTTTGGTGCACCACAAATTGTAAAGTGTCATACTGTCCGCCTGTAAATACGGCAGTCTTATTTCATTTGCAGCCTTACCCATACTGCTCCCCCTTTCTGTTTAAAATATTTTCAGCATTGCTATAAACACGCCTACCTGCACGGCCAGCAGCACCAGCTGTACCGCCAGCCTCTGCCCCGCCTTCTTCAGGTATTCTGCAGTTTCTTCTGATGTTGTCCTGGCATCATCCAGAACACCTTCACATATCTTTGTATGTGCCTCTACATCTTCCAGCAGTTTAAATGCTGTCTGCACATTCCGGGCACTGCGCTCTCTGGTCTTTTCAGCTTCTTCCAGAATCGCTACTGCATCCTCCCTGGATGCCTGCTTTTTGTCGTATTCACCAATTATAAACAGCGCCAGGTTCAGCGCCTCTTTGCGCTCCCGTGTTATCCTCATGGTCTTTCTTTCGCTACCGCCGGCCATTTCTTCCAGCAGCTCTACTACCTTTGTCTTTTCCATATGTACCTCTTTAATGTTGGGTTTTCACAACTTTAGGAGTAAAAAAAATTCGACTGATATTCAAAGCTATATCCAGTCCAAGAAATGTTAAAATTCCCCGCATTTCTTCCTGTGTAAAAGCATACTCCCCAGATAATTTTCTGGAAAAGTGACTTGGTGTCATATTGATTGCATCAGCAAGACATTTCTGTGTTACGCCCTTTCTTTTCATTTCAGCCAATAATTCTGAATAATCCATAGCTGGCATAAAATCCCTCCTCTATTTTGTTGTGTTTTCTCAACTTTAATTTTATAATAACTCTGTTGTTGTGATTTGTCAACACTTTTTTCGTATTTTTATCAAATTTATATTGATTTTTCACAACTTTATATATATAATTCAATTAAGGAGTGTGATTTATTTGAAAAATAGTACATTTTCTAATCGTTTACAGGAATTATTAGATATAAAAAACATTAAACCATCTGAAGTCTCAAAACTATCCGGTGTTCATAAAGGCAACATATCTCATTACCTTAAAGGCGACTGGCAAGCAAAGCAAGATACTATATATAAAATTGCCGCTGCATTCAATTTAAATGAAGCTTGGTTAATGGGCTATGATGTACCAATGGAAAAGGATGTTCAAACTATAGCTCCTTCTGTTCCGAACAATCTTAGGGGTATTGAAAACATCATCCCTCTCCCAACCGGCAAGCGTATACCTATTATCGGCGCTATCGCCTGCGGCACTCCTATCCTGGCCCAGGAAAATATAGAAGGCTATCTGTCTATCAATCCAGATGACGGCGCAGACTTCTGCCTGGTATGCAAAGGCGACAGTATGCTGCCCCGCTGCCAGAACGGCGACCTGGTGCTTATCCGCAAACAGCCTACAGTGGAAAACGGTGAAATAGCCGCTGTCCGCATCGGTGACGAAGCCACACTTAAAAAGGTTTACCGCTCCGCTCCCGACCAGCTTATGCTGATTGCAGAAAACTCTGACTTTCCTCCCATCGTCCTCAACCGCGAGGAAATCAACACAGTATCAATCGAAGGCAAAGCCATCGGCTTTGTGAGAATGTTTTAAGGAGGCAGTATATGTCAGATTTCACAATTACTATAATTAATCTGCTGCTTACCGCCACCTTATATATGTTTTACCCTGTTTTCACTGTTTTCAGAGAAAAAGGCAAACACACATACACCCGGAAAGAATTACGAAACACAGCCGTTATAAACTCTGTAATAATACAGATTGTCGTTATCTTTCTCACTTATCCGACTGTGCCTACCTTTATGCCTCCTCTTTTTTACGGCTACATTAACTACCGGCTTTTAAAGAAATATCTTTTACAGAATGAACATTCTGTAACTGCCGAAGCTGTTTCTGATATACCATCCGAACCTGAACCACAGCCTGTCCCTGAAGCCTTACCGGAACAGCCTGTTCAGCTGGAAAGAGTAAAGGTAAAAGCAATCAAAGTAAAACCAACCGGTAAGCCAGCTCAACCACCCCGGTCTGATCCTCAGCCTGCTCCCAAACCAGAACACCCTGCCCGGCCGCCGGACAATGAAACATCTTTAAAATTTCCTTTCTTTAAGTTTTTGGCCATAGGATATATTTTTATCATTGGTCTTTCTTTTATAATCCCTCAATATGTAAAAATGGGAGAGATGACAGTAATGCTTCTCGTTTACACTATGGGATTACTTATATTAAATTTTTATCTTAAATAAAAAAATGCCCCTCGGTGCGCCAACACCGAAGGGCTGAATATAGAAGTCTACACAAATGATTGTATAATACCCCTACACAACACAAGTATTATACCTCATTTGGATAGGCTGTGTCAAACACACCCTTAAACAAATGGAGGTATTTTTTATGCCTGTTTACAAACAGAAAGAGCGAAACAAAGACGGTCTTTATAAATACAAAGTCCGCATCAATTACACCGATGCCTATGGCAAGTATAAACAGATGACACGTACTGTCTACGGTCTTGCCGAGGCCAAAGCCCTCGAGCGTCAGCTGCTTTCACAGCTTTCCTCAAAAGAAGTTGACTCCTCAATTACTATACAGAAACTATATGAAGAGTACAACCGGAACACTAAATACGATGTCCGCCAGTCAAGCATTGAAACCCGCAAAACTATTTTTGAACATCATATCCTTCCTTACCTGGGTAAAGTCAAACTTTCAAATCTGAATGTAAAAATACTCACCGAATGGAAAAACGAGATAAACGAAAAAAATCTGGCATTGCGCACCCGTAAAAACATATACGCCAATCTGCGTGCCTGTCTCAACTATGCAGTTAAAATGGAATACATTTCAACAAGTCCTCTCAGTAAAGTGGACAACTTCAAAGATGCCTATTATCAGGATAAAAATGTTGATTTTTACACACCGGAAGAATTTTTGAAGTTCAAAGCGGCAGCCCTGGCTGCAGCTGAAAAGAACGACTATTTCGATTATTATGTATTCTTCTGTATCGCATACTATACCGGTGCCCGTAAAGGTGAAATACACGCCCTGCGCTGGAACTGTATCAAAAATAATCAGCTGTCCATTTCAAAATCAATCACACAGAAACTCAAAGAGGACACTGAAACCCCGCCAAAAAACAAAAGCAGTATCCGTACAATGCGGATTCCCCTGCCTCTGATTAATATCCTTAACGAACACAAAAAGCGCCAGCAAAAAGCTATCCCGTCATGGACGAGCAATGGTTTTATATGTGGCTACTACCGATGCCTGCGCGACAGCAATATTGAGCTAGAAAACCAAAAATATGCCCAGGCTGCAGGAATAAAGAAAATACGTATCCACGATTTCCGCCACAGCCACGCCAGCCTTCTTATCAATAATAACATTAACCCTCTGGATGTGGCACAGCGCCTCGGTCATTCAAATGTCTCCCAGACACTAAAAACCTACAGTCATCTCTTCCCGAAAGAAACAGAAAAAGCAATTGCCGTCCTCAATAAAATCGTGTAA